TGTTCGACTTGGACACGTCGAAGTGGGAGTTGCCGACAGTGGGAGCGATGCCGCCATGGGCAGATCTGCCGCTGGAGCGCTGCACTGTGCTCAAGGAAGCCAGCGCCTCGATCAACGGCCAGCTGGCCCGCCTGGAAAGCTACGCGGCGGACAGTTCGCCGTTGGATGACTTGGCAGAGCTGGCCCAGCGCAAGGCCGAACAGGCGCTGGGCCAGGACTCGAAACTGAACGCCCTGAAAGACCTGCTGGCAGGAGGTACGCCCAACACGAGCATGCAGGCGCGTTTGCTGGGGCCGGGCGATGCCGGCGAGCTGCGTAAACAGCTGCTCGAGGGCGACGGCGCACCGGGTCATGAATGGGTGCTGTCGTCCGGCGTCATGTTGGTGGGATCACTGCAGGGCCTGAGCTTTGTTCGCGAATTGGTGGGCCTATGACCCTGCTGCTCGATGGCCAACAAATCATCGGCAACCGCATGAAGGTGACGGCCAACCTGAAGATCGAAAGCGACGACATGTCGGGGCAGACCAGCAACACCGAAAAGTCGCACAAGGGATTCAAGCCCAAGACGCTCGCGGTGTCGCTGACGATCCCCTACAAGCAGTTGACCAACCTGCGCACCCTGATGCGCCTGGCCGAAGGCACCGAAGGCGGTGGCCAGCTCAAGACGTACCGGATCGTCAACGACACCGCCGAGGCGTTCGGGATTCGACAGGTGACGTTTTCCGAAGGCGTCAGCGCCCGCGAGGACGACAGCCTGTCGCAATGGATCGTCCAGTTCACCCTGTCTGAAAAGCTCTCGAACCCGGAAAAGGTCGAGAGCCGCCGCGCCGGCAACGCGGTGAAGTCGCAATCTGCACCAGGTGACGGCGTGGCCGGTACCAGTACCGGCGCCGATGGATCGAGCGGTGCGCCCCAGGAACTGACCGGCTTCGAAGCCGTCCTGAAAAAAGTGGATTCCTACCTGGGCGGCACACCATGAGCATGAAACTGCACAAGGTGCTGACGATCAATGGCGTCGTGGTCCCGCTGGTGAAAGACGAAGTGCGCCTGGAGATCAAAAGCCCAGGGCGGGCGATGTTCACCATTCAGGCCGGAGCCTCGGTGCAAGGACTGGTGACGCTCGACATCGGCTACAACGAAGCCGCGCTGCAGCGGCACTTCATCGGATACGTCGAGCGCTGCACCGCGGCCAACGGCATCGAGCAGGTGGTGTTCTGCCGCGAGCTGGCCGCCGTGCTGGCCAAGTCCCTGCCGTTGAACCTGCGCCATGTGGATCTGCGCGCCGTGCTCACCGAGATCAGCACCAAGACCGGGCTGCGTTTTCGCGTTCCGGATCAGCCTTACACCAAGGTGAAGGCCCCGTTTTTCTACAGCCTGGCGGCGGGTTATCAGGCGCTGGACAGCATGGCGCGGGTATTCGGTATCCCCGACTTTATCTGGCAGCAGCAGGGCGATGGGGAAGTGTTTGTCGGTTCCTGGGCTGACAGCTTCTTTGGTGCTCGAGCACCGCTGCAACTCCCGGTCAGTCTGTTCGACGGCTACCAGGGCAATCAAAGCGCGCAAGTCGCGGCTCTCCCAGGGCTACGACCAGGTGCAACAATCAACCAGGGCGAGCGGATCACCAGTGTCACGCTTGCCGGCACACAGATGGCCATCAAATGGACGACGCAATCAAGCGCAGCGTAGAACGCCAATTCCCTGAACTCACCGGCGGTTATCACCTGCCGCGCTTTGCCCGCGTGGTGGGAGTCGCTGACGCACCCGCCGGCGCATCGATGTGCGACGACTTCCGACCACGCTATGCCGTAGATATTGAAGTGCTGACGCCGGACGGCGAAGCCGATCCGAATCTGCAGGTGTTGTCGGGCGTGCCGTTGCCGCTGCCCTCGGGCGGCGATGAGATGGGCATGTTCGCTTTCCCTCAGGAGGGCACGCGCGTCGTCGTGTGCTTCGCTTACGGCCTGCCGAGCAGTCCTTATATCCAATCGATCCTGCCGCATGGCCTGAGCCTGCCGAAGGTGCCGAAGGGTGACCAGGTGTGGCAGCACAGTGATGCGGTGCAGCAGCGCGTCGATGCGGACGGCAACTGGCTACGGCAAACCGATGGCAAGATCCGCGACCACTCGCTGGAGCGCGAAGTGGAAACCCTGGGCAACCGTGAGAAGTATCAGACCCATGACCAGGACGTGGCGAACCATTCGACCGAAAAGGTGGGTGGCATCAAGCGGATCGACGCCCTGGGCGCGCTCAAGCTGCTTTCAGGTGGTAACGCCTCACTTGCATCGGTGGACGACATGCACCAGGCGACGGGGCGGGATTACAACCTGGTGGTCGGTAAGAAACACAACGCCACCGTGGGTGGCGACATGCAGGAGAAGATCAAGGGTCTACGCAAAAGCGTGACCGGGATCAGCCAGCACCTAGTTGCACCGAAAAACCACGTGGGGTCGGAAAGCGTAAACATCTTCAAGATCCTGTGTGACACGCTCGATCTGCTCCAGGAGATGAACACCCAGATCGCGGTGCATGTTCACCCTCAAGTAGGGCAGCCACCGGTCAATGCGGCGGCATTCAGCGCGGATGCCGTGAAAGCTGCATTGCTTTCAGCTGAACTGGGTTCTGTGACTCTGTAGAGCACATAATGGCTGAGCCCTCACCGGTCATTCGGATGGTTGCCCACCGAGTCTTTCAATGCCCGAATTGGGAAGTAAGGCGCGTTATAGTCAATGTAGTGGTCACTGCCGTTTACTAATTTGAGTATGGTTCTGTGAAACATTATTTTTAGAATATGAGTTTCTCGAAGTAGAGAAATATAATCGTCGTCAGGAATGTCATTGCCGTGGGCTGCGTCATTCCGCCGTGACCAAGCGATTAGCTCGATGTCGCTCATGTCAAGTTGTAACATGTCAAAAAAACGCTGTGTTATTATTTTTTGTGGGACCTTGTTTCCTTCGTTCAGTTTGTCTATGAATATTTTTCTTGCGTCTTCAGTCATTTCAAAGCTGTTTGTTGTCGATAATAAGGCAAGCTTAAGTTTTTTGTAGTCTTGTTTTGGGATTATGCGGGAGTCAATCTTGGTGGATTGTAATGCTAGATATTTTCGCTGTATCGCTTCTATGATAGCTCCGTAGTAAGCCGGAGCCATGTACATAGGGGCAACCACTGCGTGCCAATATTGCCACAGCAGTGTACGAAGATTGTATTTTTCATAGTTGTCAAATATAGCGTTGGCGAGTCTCGATACTGCTTGCGGATTTAATATGTTGCTTCCATTGGTATGAATAGGCGCAGCTGGTAAAGAGTACAGGCGCCAAGCCCTGCCATCGAGACTGCTCGGTGTTCTTGCCTTGAAACCAACAAGTTTATGGTTAGCGTCAAACGTAGAGCACCCCAAAGATATTAGAGGCATACCAAAGGCGAAAGAAAGGCAGTTACGAATTTTGTCTCGTTCCCCATCGTCCGGTGATCCGCAGAACATTAGAGACGCTCGTTGCGGTCCGCTGGTTATGTTTTGAGAGCTGCTTGAGCAGAGATGCAGATCGTATCCGCCAACTGTTAACCGAATACCATTTCTTGTGCCGGAAAAATTAACCCCCGGAGAATCGAATATTATCGGAGGGTTGCCTGGTATAGTTCTCTTTCCGTATTTGGTGGTTACGGGTGTGGGCCAAATTATACCTTCTGGAAAGTTGCCCAGCCATTCAAAGGTCAGTGCTACTTCTTCAGCTTGCGACGCTAGATATTCAATGTGATCGATGTGTGATATTTGAACGGTTTCGCTTGTGAAAACTTGATAGTTGACAATTCGTTCCGTTGAAAGATTAGTAACTCCAAAAAAATTACCTTTCCCGCCGGCTGGGCTGCTAAATGAAGTTTGACTTTCATTTTCAAAAATTCTGCTTGGGTCTTCTCTAAGTTCGTTTGTTGGGTGTTTTGCGTTAGAGCGTGTCGTGAGTATTAGCTGAAGACTATGATCGCGCTCAACGTGAAATTGAAGGACCGGTCCAAGCAGCGGGCCTTGGTCACTGATAGAAAAATCTTCTTCATCGAAGCGTCGCGTAAAGTCTTCACCATCCCAAAAATTCATTACTTCATTCCTTGAAAGCTTCGGTCTCAGTATCCTACATCAAGGTTTTAGTTTTGGTGCGCTCCGATTAATCGGGAAGGGTGTACTGACTTATTCAAGCCGACACCACCATGACTGCGCATATGCACATCCGTCGATGTACTCGATTCCGCTTAGGACAAAACCAGTAACTGCCATCCCTGCCAAGGTTGCATCCAGGAGCCTCGGTAAAGGATCCGGGTCGAGAGGCATTCCCACGTCTATGCGGGCGACATTGGCGCTTCGACCGAGTTCACAGCTGACCTCTGAATTCACCATCACATTGCCCCTAATTGCTGGATAGCGCCTCCGTTCCTGAGGGTCGAGAGCTACGCCATGACGTCGCATTGGGGTTACAAGCATATGCATATCGTTCTTGACTACTCGCCGCTTTGACGGTCGAACAGTGCTTCGACCGCATAGGCCAGAGCGCCATCGGCTTGTTCCAGAAGATCGCTGAGATCGCCCTGATCGATAATGTGAGCCCGATGTAACGCATGAGCAGTTCTGAGCAGCGCTTTATGCTGAGCACCAGGATTATCAAGCAGTGCATCGCTATCGTTCAGCAGCACCGTCCACGTCGCGATCGCAGCTGTCCTTTCAACGGTTGCCATATCCATCTCTCCAGCCTCATTCCGTCGCAATAAAATACTGTATATGCAAACAGTATAGTTGGCCGGCTAGATTCCGTCACGACAGTCAGATGAAGGGAAGGGGCAGGGCGATTCGATCAAGTCCTGGAAAAACGAGCGCCAGGAAAAAAAACTTCAAGAAAAAGCACTTATCCCCCTCCCGCCGACGGGCTTTGCGTGATTTTTTTGTGCAAAGCCGGATGTAGTGCAAACGATCCTCCAGCCCAGGCGGGCCGTGGGGCTCTGCAGGGGATCGGTCATTGCACAAAATGAAAGGTTTGGAAGAGAAATGAAGCGCGGTTGCACAGCAGTGCAGCGGGAGGTCACGAACGGGGAAATGCTGGAGTGCCCGGATTCATTGGGCGAAAAATCGGAAAACGTGGATTTTGGTGGGTTTTCGAAAACGCGCTCGATCAATTACAGCGGGGAAATGCTCGTATGCGCCAAGAGGGACGTCCCCCTGTAAGCCAGGCGCCACGTGGCTTGCAGCATCATCGGGGCGTTTCACAGCATGACACTGGAAAGGAGGGCGGATAAGCACTTTTCAGGCGGGCGAGAAAGGGCTCTAAAAAGTGCTTTTTCAGGAAGTGGTGCAAAACATGGTCAGGAAGGTCAGGTAGGGTGACCAGTAGCCCTCAAGCCCTTGCAGGCCGTGGCTTTGAGTACCTGACCGTGAGTAGGTCGGGTAAGGTATTTAAAAAGGTCAGGATAAATAAACCCTTATAAATCAATGGTTTGACGGAGGTCGATATAACCTCTCCTGATAGTCCAGAACATACTCAAGCTGACCAAGAACAGACCAGTGGAAAACATGCTGAAAGCTATGTATTTAAAGGGTTTTATAGATATAGATAAGAAACCTGACCTTTATTACCTACTTCAAACCACCAACCTGAATTTTCATTTTCACCCCAGATAGCCCTGTCCCACACCCAAGCCACTCACGGTACGGCTATACCTCATGGGACAGCCATGGGACAAAACTCGCGATCACCGCCTGGCTGCAGCCCTTATAAACCGGGGGGTGGGCTTCGTAAAATGCAGATCGGGTGCTTTCGAATCTCTCCTTCACCGCCACATTCAGTAAACACAAACCCCTGATTTTCCTAGAGAAAGTCGGGGGTTTGTGGTTTTTGGCGTCTGAAAAAGGCTCATATGGGAACATTCATATGAACGCGGGT